TGTCAGCAAGAGAGAGAGTAGAAGTGAAAAGGCGCCTGACATTATTTTGTAAATGTTGTGCAACACAAGGTGTTATAAGGAGGTACAGTAAATGAGAGAGATAAAGTTTAGAGCTTGGGATAAGAAGAACAAAGAGTTTGTTGCTCCTTACAATAAAGAGATTATAGGATCAGAAACAGAGGGGCATTTAAAGTGGGAACTTAAAGGAGTAGGTATAGACTTAGAAGTAATTTTCATGCAATACACGGGCTTAAAAGACAAGAATGGAGTTGAGATATATGAGGGGGATATAGTTGAATGGAATTGTTGTGTTCATGGAGATCATAAAGAAGGCAGGGGTGTAGTCGAATACAAAGAAGCCACTGGTTGGTATGCTATAAAACTTTTTGAGTCTTATGGCAGTGATGGTTTTGAGCAATTAAACACATGGAAATATTACATTAAAGTAATCGGCAACATATATGAGAATAAGGAGGCAGTACAATGAAAGCGAGATTGACAAAGTTATTCACAGAGTACAAAGCAATGTATAAAGCAGGAGTACTTGGAATTAGTACTAGCCAGATACACGTGAGCCTTAAATTGTTTAAAGCGTTGCGTAGTAATGAATCTGTAACAGCAAGTAAAAATGGTGGGTACTTGGAGCTGAGTTGTGTTATTGATGGTATATCTTACATAACACTAATATAATGAGTACATATAAAAGAGTTGTAGAGAATGTGCAGGTATGTTGTGATATAGGTGAAGGTGAAGAGTTTTTTGACTGTGATGCAGTAGTAACTATATATGTAGAGAAAGGTTATGGTGCTGATGCGGACGGTAATAGAGGTTGTACTAGAGAGTGTGTGGAAGAGATGGAGTTTAGAGGCGTTACTAACATAGGTAATAATGGAGCAGTTAAGGAAATAGGTGATGTGCCTGAAGTGTTACGTAACGCATTTGAAGCTAAAACTGTAACGATGATATAGGAGATATTATGAAGTGGAAAACAAGAGATGGTACAGTGATGGAAGTAAAAGATATGGATAATAACCATCTACTTAACTCTCACCGTATGTTAAGGAGACAAGAAGTGGAATATGAAGAATTACAAGCTTTCTACTATCACCCTTTTTTCGGTCCTAGTGGAGAGATGGCACAAGAGGCTGCTGGAGAAGCTATGAGAGAAGAACTTGTAGTCCACGTGAGAAGACTTAATGCCATAGACTTCCTTAATAAAGAGATTACGAAAAGAGAGTTAATAGCTAAGGAAGTTGATCCTCCTAAACCTTTACCAACACTAACACCTATCAATAGTGATAGTGATTTTATATTTAAGCTAGAAAGACCTGATGACATTGTATTAGATAACAATAACTGGGGAAATGACGATTAAGGAGGTGTAGTATGCCGTTTGTAGACTTTAATAAGTTGAGTGAAGAAGAGTTGAGAAGAGAACTCGCAAAGATAAGGGAGGAGAGACGTGGTACAGGAAAAAAGAAAAGAGTCCAAAGTAGGGAAAAAAGAGAAGGTGCAGCAAGGAAGAAAAAGAAAGACGACAGACCAGTCATTGAACTCTAAAGTAAAGGGTGGCAAGACGGTAAGTTCAAAAATTGAACTTACGGATAAAACACGGAGCAATAAACGGAGTGATGGTTTATTGCAGTACCGGAAGACAAATGTTGATAATGGTAATATGATTAGAGACTATTCAATTAAAGTATGTAGAGAGAATTTACTCAATGCTAAGTTAAGCTTGTGGTATGCCATACAGGCTGTTGAGAAAATGTTGAAGGAGAGGAGATGATATGATAACAGTAGAGAAAACAATTAAATCAAAAATAGTTTGGCTGATGATTAAACTTCTTGGAAGGTGGGAAGTTTTAGATGATAGGAAAGACCAACCCTATGTATATTTTCTTTATATAGATAGAGATTTTTATGATAATGGATTTTGGAAAGCATAGGAGGTAATAAATGAAAGATAAAACTTATAGATGTACTTATTGTGGATGTAAGGTAGTACCATATGATACAGAAATTTGTCCTAAATGTAACTTACAGCCAATACCACCATTTAAAGAAAAACCTTTAAAACTACATAATGTAATAGGTGGGTTAGAGAAGAAGGAAGGATTATTGCCTTGTCCTTTTTGTGGCGGAAAAGCAAGGTTATGGGAAAGAAAATGTGATAAAACTAAATATACTATTGGTTGTGATAATTTAGAATGTTTTGCGTGGATACCTAAAGATGTTAAATTAAGAGAGTTACATAATTATGCTACTTGCTATGTTAAAAAACAAGATGCAATAGATGCTTGGAACAACCAACTCTGCAATAGAGAAGTAGAGGTTGATGAGGGAGAACTATCATCTATTGTTAGAATTTGGAGCGAAACTTTTTTACCAGAAAGTTTAAGTAAAACTATCTCTAAAGCAATATCACAAGGTAAGGTTATAAAGGTGGTTAAATGAGAGACGAAGACTATATACCTGATAAGTGGGATAGAGCTTGCGAAAGGTACCACGAAAAGAAAGATGATGATGCAGCGAAAGAAAGGGAAGAAGAGCTTAGAAAGGAGATGAATAAAAATGGAACTAAAGATTAAACATACTCCACCACCAAACTATAAAGAGATACAGAAGTATTTCCCAAATGCAGACTATAATAAAGGAATACTATTCACTTATGGAGACACTTGTTATTGCAAGAGAATTACACCTGATTTAATAGCTCACGAATCAACACATACCAGACAACAGGTTAAACCTAAAAAATGGTGGAAGAAGTACTTTACAGATGTTAACTTTCGCCTGTCTCAAGAGGTTGAGGCGTACACTAACCAGTGGGAATGGATTAAGAAGAATGTAAAAGATAGAAATAAAAGGTTTAGGTTACTTTATGGTATATGTAGTGATCTATCTGGAGAACTTTATAATAATATGATTACATTCAATGAGGCAAAAGACTTAATAGAAGGGGTAAAGAAGTGAATAGGATATGTACTACTTGCGGTAATTACTTTAGTGGACGCAAGACAAGTAATAGGTGTAGCAGGTGTAGGTTGAAGTGGTATAATCGTATGTATTATAAGTTGCACAAGAAAAAGAAAATAGATAAGATTGAAAGGTTTAATGTGTTAATGGAAAAGGGGAGGAATGATGACTGAGGCACGTGTATCAAAACGTATGTTTGACGCTAGTTGTATTAGCGACTTCATAAGTTGCCCACGTCTATTTTATTATAGGTGGGTGAGACGGTTGGAATTACAGGAGGAACCTGCACCACTTATATTTGGTAGAGCTATGCACGCAGCGTTAGCTAACCATTATAGTGGGAAGAATGTAGATGAATGTATAGCAGAGTTTGACATACTACCAAAACAAATAGGAGATGACCGGCGTACCAAGGAAAGAGGTGAGTCCATCTTTAAAGAGTATGTGATAAGGTGGAAAGGTGAAAGGTACACAACGCTAGAAGTTGAGGTTAAATTCCATATTGATATGGGAGAAGGTAGAATGTATGTGGGTACTATGGATAGACCGGTGCAGTTGCAGAGCCAGAAGTACATTATGGACCACAAGACTACAACACAACTTGGTGCATCATTCTTCAACTCATTCCGTCCAAGTGTACAAATGTGTGGGTACAGTTATGCTTGTAGAGAACTACTTGGACAATGTTCAGGTGCCGTTATAAATGGGATAAGTATTGCGGCTAACCCAAAGGAGAGGTTTAAGAGGGATATTAGTAGTAGGACGCATAAGGAGCTGGATGAATTTAAAACACAGTTCCATTTGTGGAGTGAGGATATTGAGTTTGCAATGTTGCATAACAGGTACCCAAAGTACTACACCCATTGTAACAAGTATGGTGGTAGTAAATGTATGTTCTGGGACTTGTGTGTGTATGGAGAGGATGATAGGTTAATTGATATGAAGTATATAGTCAGGGAGGAAAGCGATGATAAATGAAGATATGGAGTTCAGTGAAGAAGAAGTAAAGAGACTTACCAAGTTAACTGATGATACAAAGTTTATGTTCCCTACAGCACTTGGTTGTGCTAACCACCATATGGTGTTAGAGAGCAACGCACTTACCAGTTACGAGTATGCTTGTGGTATGATGGCATTTGTACAGATGATGATAAGTAAAGGTTTTGTAACACTCACAGGTAAGGAGGTAGATGATGACGGAGAAGGAGTATCAACTTCTGACAGTGGCGCAGAAGCTGGCAACAATAAAAGGTGGTAAGTGTGTGATGGATGGTTGTAGTGATACAATATATACTTACGCCGTTGGTAAAAGAGGTTGGGAGTGTAGATGTATGAAGTGTGGGTTTATTTATGAAAGTGGAACTGGATATGAAAAGGAGAGTGATAACGATGGCGAACGCTAAGGATATTGATGTAAGTAACTTAAAGTTAAAGGTGCTACCTTATGGTAAGTCAGGTACTGGTAAAACAACATTTGCCTGTACCTTCCCTAACCCATATGTATTTGACTTTGATGCTGGTATGTTGAGCCAGAGAGGCTTTGATGTTGAGTATGATACTTATACAGATTGGGCTGTAGCACTGCTTAAGATACAAGAGTTAGAGAGAAATTGTCCATATGATACACTGGTATTTGATAGCATTACAAATATGCAGGAGTTAATGATGGATAACATACTTAAAATTAACAATAAAAGTATCGCAACACAGTATGAGTGGGGGCAACTTATATTACAATTGAGTGATATATTTATGCGGTTGACACAGATTAAAAAGCATATCATTTGTATAGCTCACGAGATAGTTGTACAAGATGACATCACTAGTGAGATATTGGTGTTGCCATTGATTTATGGTAAGAAGTTACCAGGTCAGTTGCCACTATGGTTTGATGAAGTGTACCGTATGCAAGTTGCTAAGAGTAAGGAAGGACCTGTGTATCAAGCAATGACCACAGCTACAACAAAATACACTGCAAAGAGTAGGTTGCGTGTATTGGATACTATTGAAGTACCAAACTATAACTCAATAATGGAGAAGGTGAAAAATGGATGAAAATCTAGACGTTAAAACGTACCACCAAGATTTGGGTATTAGTGATAAAAGGTGGAAGGAAGTATTTAAACTAGGTGAAGCTATATCAGTAAAGATAGCAACTATGACTATGAGTGAGAGTGATATAGTTAGAGATGTATATGCACTTAAAGATTTGAATAGGAAGGAAGCGTTAGCACTGTTAGCAAAACTAACTGGGTTCCTATGGATGTGTATCGGACCAGCTGGTGTGGAGAAAGCTATTAGTAAGTTTGATACAACTGAAAATAATGGTAAATAAAAAGGAGGTGTTAGGTTGTACTGTCCAAAATGTGGACTGGGAAGTAAACGGGGAAGTTTTTGCAGCGAGTGTGGAACACAAACTGTATTTGGTAAATTTCCCTGTCCGTATTGCAAGGCGCCTAATGGTATTGACAATAAGTTTTGTGAACATTGCGGCAAGCCAATACAAGAGGCAAGTAACGAGTTTATTCGCCAAGTGCGAAAGGAGACAGGCAGATGAAAATTGATTTACCAGGATTTGACACAGTAGAAGTAAAAGACTTTGAGCCACTTACACCAGGTTGTTATAGTGTGGTTATTAGTGGTCAGGAAATTAAGACAGCAAAGAGTGGAGATAGTAAATACATCAACTGGGAATTCACAGTAATAGGTGAAGACAATAAAGGACGTAAAGTCTTTACTAACACCAGCTTAAAGAAAGATGCACTTTGGAACTTGAAAGCATTGCTTGAAGCTGCAGATGTTGCTATGGACAGTACTGGTTTCAACACTGAAGATGCGGTAGGTGCTAAACTAGATATTCAGGTTGACCAGCAGGAGTATGATGGGAAGGTAAGGAATAGGGTATCCGCAAAATACTCTCCTTGCACCACGGTTTAACATCCGTAAGTTCAAGAATTGAATTTACGGTGTTTAGTGGCAAGTACTACTGATATGGGTACTTGCCACGTGATACCGTATAAATGTGAGGAGGTAACAGTGCCTAAAGTTGTGCTTAAGGAAATTAAAGTAGAGAATGAAAGGTTCAGGGAGGACTTTGGAGCCATTGAGGAGTTGGCTGTGTCCATACAAAGGTATGGATTATTCCACCCAATCATTGTAGACAAAGATTATAATTTGGTCGCAGGAGAAAGGCGTTACAAAGCACACGTAATGTTAGGTATGGAAGAGATTGAAGTTAAGATATTAGAAGACGCTGATGAGTTAGTTAAAAGAGAAGTTGAAATTGAAGAGAACATTCGTCGTAAGAACTTCACTTGGCAGGAAGAAGTGAAAGCGAAGAATGAAGTTGATAAGATAAAGAGAGAGTTGTACGGCAGTGCAATTAAAGGTCACGGTGGTGGTTGGAGCTTAAGGGATACTGCAGACAGCCTTGGTGAAAGTGTTGGTCTAACTAGTAGGGACATTAGACTTGCTGAAGCCATTAAAGAATTTCCACAGCTGGAGAAAGAAAAGAATAAGGAAGCTGCTTGGCGTATGTATCAAAAACTTAAGGAAACTGTGCTACTAGACGTGCTTGCTAGCAAGGTTAAAATCACAGCTAGTAAAGATTGTATTGTGAATGGAGACAGTGCTAAGGAATTGAGTAAGTTGGCTAGTGGAAGTGTGGACTTGGTACTTACAGATCCACCATTCGGGGTTGACTTACTTATGAAAAGGAATGATACGGATAGTGTTAAACCGTATGAAGATGACGCACAACAAATACTTAGTACGATTGGTATGGTGATAACAGAATGTTACCGTGTACTCAAAGAAGATGCACATATGTATATATTCTTTCACATTCGCCATTACCAGTATGTCTACAACAAACTGATTGATAGTGGGTTTAAGGTTTGGGATGTACCGTTGGTTTGGGTTAAGACAGGTAGTGGACCAGGTGGTACAACAGGTAGAGAGTTTGCACCTATGTATGAGTCATTCTTCTTCTGTAGGAAGGGTGATTATAGACTGACAAAACTAGGACAAACTAATGTGTTTACCGAACCAAGGTTAGCTCCACAGTACAAAGTGCACCCAACTGAAAAGCCAACTACACTATTGCGTAGGTTGGTAGAGTTGAGTAGCCATCCAGGCGACTTAGTTATAGACCCCTTTGCAGGCAGTGGTAGTACACTTATTGCTGCGTTGGAGACTAAGAGACAGGCTTGGGGATGTGAATTGAACAAAGAGTACTATAATAAAATAGTACTTAGAATTGAAGACTTTGGAAAGGAATTAAGTCTATGATTGACATAGTATTAGATGTCAGTCTAGGTGTGTTTGGTTTAAGTGCGTTGACTCTATCCCTACTTGGAAACAAGTGGGGACCGGTCATCGGCTTATTGTCACAGCCATTCTGGTTAGCGATAGGGTGGCGCACTCAAACCTATTCAATATGTATTCTGTCTTTATTTTATGCGGTTAGTTGGTGTATAGGGATCCATAAATATTGGAGGAAGGATGGTAGAGTTCGAAGGACCACAACCAGCAAAGATTTACCTTGTGGGAGAAGCACCTGGTGCGACTGATGAATTGCACAGGAAGTTATTCACAGGAGGTGGCGGTACTATACTGACAAAGATGTTGATGGATGTCGGTATAGCGAGAGGCGAATGTAGGATTGGTAGTGTTATGCGTACACGACCACCTGGCAACAACTTTCGCAACTTTTACAACGGCAAGTACCCTTCGCCTAGTTTGGAGATAGGGAGGAAGTACTTAATTGATGATATTAAAAAGACCGGACCTAACGTGGTTTGTGCGTTAGGTAATGAAGCTATGGCTGCACTGGTTAATAAGTTCGGTGTGACTAAGTGGAGAGGTAGTATACTTTGGTGTGATAAACTGCAGTGTAAAGTAATCCCAACTATAGATCCAACTATGGTTATGAGACAATGGGAGTTCGCGCCTTTAATGATGTTTGATTTAAAGCGCGTACACGACGAAGGTAAAAGTGCTAGTTACAAAGCGCCGGAGTACGACTTTTTAATAGCACCAACATTTGAAGAGAGTATGAAGGAGCTGGATAGGTTAAGTAAAAGCAAGTTGCTAGCATTTGATTATGAAACAACAGTAGGTGGTATACCACTTCCAACTTGTATAGGATTTAGTGACCAAGTTGGCAAGGCTGTGTGTATACCATTCACATTCAGTAAAGGGGAAGAAACTATAAACTACTTTAGTGTTGATGAAGAGATTACAATACTAAGGAAAGTTAAGGAGATAATGGAAGATGAAAACATTGGGAAGATTGCACAGAACGCCCAGTTCGATTTGGTGGTTGGTCGCGTTAATCCAGTCGGCTTCACGGTTCGCAATTTGGCTCTTGATACTATGTGTGCACATCATACTGTATATCCCGAGTTGCCTAAAGGATTGGATATCATCACATCAATATACACAAAGCAACCGTACTACAAGCACTGGAGAAAAGACGGTGGTGACGAAGTGTTTTGGGAGTACAATGCGATGGACGCAGCGGTAACATTTGAAGCTGCAATAGAGATTGAGAAAGAGATGGAAGAGTTTGGAGTTAAAGACTTTTACTTCAAATATGTACACCCACTAATACCTATACTAGTTGATATGCAGATAGGTGGTATTAAAATAGATAGTAAATGGTTGGGTGAAGCTAAAGAGACTTGTGAAAAACAATTAGCTGAGTCACAGAATGAATTGGATATTGAGGTAGGTTACCCAGTAAATGTTATGTCACCTAAACAACTTAAGGAATTGTTCTATGAGAAGATGGGTTTGCCTCCACGCTTTAAGCGTAGCACTAGTAAGTTAACTACAGATGTTGAAGCTATACAAGCTATGTCTAAAAAGTATCCACGTAAAGAATTTAACCTAATACTTAACATACGGCATAACCGTAAGTTGATTAGTACATACTTAACAGGTATTGCTGGGGACGATGGTAGAGCAAGGTGTAGTTACATAATTGGAGGTGATAAAGATGGAATGGGAGGAACTGAGACAGGAAGATTATCTAGTAGAACAAGTATCTTCGGGACTGGTACTAACTTGCAGAATATCCCGAAGGGAAGTTGTAGACGAATGTTTGTTGCGGACGCTGGAGAAGTGCTTATTGAGGCTGACTTATCCCAAGCGGAAGCGAGGGTTGTCGCGTACCTCGCTGAAGAAGAAAGACTCATTGAGCTGTTCACTAAAGGAGGAGATATCCACACTCAAAACGCAGCTTGGATCTATAACAAGATTAAAATCGATGTCACAAAGGAAGAGAGAAACATTGGAAAGAAACTTGTCCACGCAGGTAACTACGGTATTGGACCTCGCGCTTTCGCTTACCACATTGGAAAGCCAGAGGGTGAAGCGAAACAATTGTTGCAAAGATATTTTGACACATTCCCACATATCAAATCGTGGCAGACGCAAGTCCAAGCACAGCTTGGCAAGACAAAAATAATGACCAACCCGCTTGGTCGCAAACGTTTGTTCTTCGGGAGGTGGGGTGATGGATTGTTTAGAGAGGCTTACGCTTTTGTGCCTCAGAGTACTGTTGCAGATATTCTCGATTTGGCACTTATTAACTTTGTCAAGATGGAGACACCTGCAATACCGATGCTACAAGTACACGACAGTTTTATGTGCCAGTGTAAAGATTCAAAGGTTGATGAGGTTATTAGGTGTATCAAGGAAGCATTTAATATACCAGTTTATATTAAGGGTAGGACGTTGCTCATACCTATAGATATTAAAGTTGGGGGAAACTGGGAGGATATGAAAAATGTCGAGTAGAGTAGTGGACTTAAGAAAAGAGAAGTATGATGTGTATATAGGAAGACCATCTAAATGGGGAAATCCTTTTAGTATAGGTAAAGATGGTACCAGAGAAGACGTTATTAGTAAGTATGAAGCACACATTATGAACAACCCAGATCTTATAGCTGACTTACTAGAGTTAGAAGGAAAGGTACTTGGTTGTTTTTGTAAGCCGCTTGGTTGTCACGGAGATATACTTGTACGTATGGTGGAGGATAAAATATGGGAAAAATAAATGGCTGATAGAAAGTGCAAGAATTGGTTACGTGCTTACGAGAGATATACAAATGAGCAAGAGTCTCCCACTATGTTCCATTTGTGGGTGGCTATAAGTACCATAGCTAGTGCATTGGAGAGGAGTGTTTGGATGGATCGTAGTTACTACCAACTATTCCCCAACTTATATGTTATACTAGTTGGTGCTAGTGCACGAGTGAGAAAGACAACAGCAGTCAGTATTGGTACACGCTTACTTAAACAAGCTATACCAGAGATCAATTTGGTTAGTCAAAAGATAACTACTGAGGCACTTATTAGCTTCATTAAGGAGAAGACTGAAGAGAAAGGGTTTAGTGGTGCAAGTGTTATAAGTGGTGAGTTAAGTGTATTTCTGGGAAGAAGTATGACTGATGATTCCCTTATGCAGTTACTAACCAAGTTGTATGATTGTGAAGAGACGTTAGATTACCATACACTAATGCGAGGTAGAGAGGTATGCTTGAACACTTACTGTGATATGCTTGCTGCGACTACACCAGAGTGGATCAAAAGTACTATGCCATCTCACGCTATAGGTGGTGGGTTTACAAGTCGTGTAATATTTGTGTACCAAGACACACCTGAAAAACTAATACCTTTCCCTAAAATAAACCCAGAGCTAGCTAGACTTAAGGAAGATTTAGTTAGTGACCTAACTTGGATAAATGGGTTGAAAGGTGAGTTTACTTTAACGAAGAAGGCTGAGGATTGGTTTAGTGATTGGTATACAAATGTGTTACCGAGAATGGCGGATAAACGAGAAGGTATATTGGATGGGTACTATGGTAGGAAACACGACACATTACTTAAGGTTGGTATGTGTTTGTCAGTCGCAACTAATGATAGTATGAAGCTTACTGAGTATGATTTAAGTAACGCACTTAACGCACTTAACAATACTGAGAAGTACTTGCCATTAGTTATGAGAAGTGTTATGACCACAATGGGTGGGGAAGAAAGGGATAAGGTAGTACGTGCTATAACCAGAAAGAAGGAGGTAGGGTATGTAGATCTGTTGCGTAGCTTGAGTTATTGTCTGTCAGCTAGTAGATTGAATGAGATATTAAGTGAGCTGTTAATGGAAGAGGTTATTGTAGAACATATAACAAAGGGTAAACGGAGATTTACTAGAGCGTGAAGTCCGTAAGTTCAATAATTGAATTTACTGTATGTAACAACTGCCAACGTACTGTGCAAACAATATATATTACAGAAGGTGGATGTATATGGTGTGATGCGGAGTACTGGTACAAAAGGAAGGAGTTAAAAGATGTGGAAGTTGATAGTAGTGGTAGCGCTTAGTTACATAGGTGGTATACTTTATAGGTTAGGCGGTATAGGTAAGCCTTGGAATACAAAGTATAGGGACTTTGGTGTGCCGTTAGTCGCAGCTCTAGTATACGCTTTTCTTGGTCTACCTATTGGTTGGTCTCTACTTTGGAGCACACTGTTATTGTTTGGTGCTATGACTACTTACTGGTGTAAGATAAACAAATGGTTTGGCTTACCAACTGACACTAAGTATTGGTTTAACTGGGCTTTAACCGGACTTGCTTATGGTCTTGCGTATATACCAATAGCAATAGAGTTTGGCAACTGGCATACAATATTATGTAGATCTGTATTACTAACTATATTTACATCTATATATAGTGAACAAGTTGATGATGTAGAATGGGAAGAATGGGGCAGAGGAGCGGCAGTAGCTATGACAATATGCATATTAGCAATGTACTAAGGAGGTGATGTATGTATAGTGCAGATGGATTTGTAGGTTACAGTTCAGATGGGTTTAATAATACTGTACAGAGTGGACGTAGCGTAAATTGTGGAGGTAATAAAGGTGGCGGTATAGGGTTATTAGGTGTAATACTAATCGTCTGTTTATTTACTATGTGTAACAGGCAACAAGAACTAGAAACTAAAGTACAACAACTGGAGGAAGTAAATGAACTTGTATCGCATTAAGTTTACTGAATGGCATCTATATGCTAGCACACCGAAGGGAGCGCTACGTAAGTCAAAAGCGTTACAAAACAAGGGCTGTAGTCCACAAGCTTTGGAAGCTATACCACAGACTATGGATAACTTTGTTAAGACTGCTGAAAAGAAAGCTGAACTACTAAGGAGAGAAAAGAGAAATGGAAACAGTAAGAATAAGTAAGGTAGGTCTAGTGTTGGACAAGTCAGAGAAAGGTAGATTAGTAGAATGTTTAAAGTATTGTAAGCACAGATTAGAAAGCCATATAAGCTGTGGCTTAACTACCTCTCTTGTAGATGTAGGATTCTTAAAGTATATGTTAGAGACACTAAAGGAGGTAAAGTAATGGTACCAGTAAAAAAGTATGTTGATACAGAGCACGAGATGTTTAAGGATAAGAGTGATTATGAGGTATGGGAATTACTGGACTTTGACTCTAGACTACTAGTTATGACAGAGTACATTGGTGACAGAATTGAAAGATCTATAACTCAACTTAAGGATGCACTACAAAAGCCTTAAAGATATAAGGTGGGAAATAACACTTTCCACTCCTTTCCCTATATCAGTCCGGTACTGAACGTCAGGGATTTGTAAGTTGCTAATTGTGCGGTATGCACGACGACGACATTCCCTGACAGTATCACCCCACGCAGTAATAGTACATACATCTCCATTACTTCCACTTGTTACATAAGTACTAGTACCATTACAAACATCACTAAACCATATATGTTTTTCATTGTTACTATTCACACCTTCAATTATAGTAGCTAAGCGACTGTTACCATATGGGAATTCTGGTACGGTAAGACGGATAGCAATAGACTTATGTTTAGTATGTTCTTCTACCTTATTACAAGTCGCCACCTTATATAACAGTTCTGCGATACCTGTCTTACACAACTCAAATAAAGCTTGAGTTGTGCCCAACCTAAACCCTACGTATAGCTCACTAACCTCAACCCCATTTGCTGTATTAACACGCATACTTACAGGACCTCTATAATCTACTTTCTTAAGTAATCTTTCCATTTTACTTACAGTATCCTTAATCACCTTATGGTTAATGGAGGATAGTTGTGTTACTCCACCAGAGAATGTTACATCTGGACCTAAGTCATCATTCATCAACTTACTCTTAAGGACTGTTAAGTTATGTAAGGAAGAGTGGAGACCATCCCACCATAACTCACATATTAAGTTACCACCTGTACCAACATTTACATCTGCAGCTTTAAGTATCTTCCCTGCATACTCCTCATTACTGTTTATAACATCAGCCCACTTACTACCCCCAATAACATTTATATTTAGACCACGTATGTAATCTCCAACATCACCAAACCCACTACTACATAGTACAACCAGTTCAGGCTGTGTCTCTTTAATCAACATTTTCACACTGCCCTTAATAGCCCGATTAGTTGAAGTAGTTATAGGGCTATTGAATAGAGGTTTTTCTACTATACCTTCTCCCACTCTTTTAGATGTACTGTACAGGTAAGTACTATGGTCAGCGCTTTGTACTTTGTGTGCCATACTCAAACCTTCGCCGTTGTTACCAATAAATAAAATGTTCATCAGTTCGCCTCCCCAAATGTCTCCATCTTCTTTAGTAATGATTCAAACGCTTCTTCCCTTTGTACTTCACTTAAGTTTTCAGACCTATCAAACCTTTTAAAATCCTGTATCATCTCATACATACGTGCATTGTTCCTTGTCTCAGTTTCCTGCCTCAAGTATACATTCATAAACGGTTTAAGGAACATAGATTTAATCATACCTACATCATCCCTAAATGCCGCCATAGCAACACTACGTTCATTTTTCATATGTGGCATCTCATCAACCTTTCTCATAACTGCAACTATGTTACGGAAGGCATACTTAAGTCCTTGAGTAGCTATATGTTTTTTGCCGAGGAATGGATTGTATATAGGTGTCTTATTATCCTCAGCTACATTCATATATAAATGCATTGTTGTGTTCCAAATAGGGTGGAACTTCCAAGACGCTTTCTTTAATAAACGAGATAAGCGATCTGGTGTGTATGGTATTATATTAAATGCGTAGTAGTAACGGAGAAGAACATTAGCAGGTGAAGCCATAGTAACTGTTAACTCTTTCTCCCTACCTAACCTATCAGTAACTTGCTTGTAATACCTGTACCCAAGTACGTCCCTAGTATAACCCATACTCCTTAACATATGGTCTTTCATCAACTCAAATCCAACCATAGCTACCAAAGCACTAGCTAACATAGTGTGTCTACGTTTAGGTACTTTCATACGTGCAATACTAGTAAGCGTTTTACCCATAGAGTATACCATCTGTGCTTGCAACTTACCCATAGTAATAGGAAATACAGGAGTAAAGAACACGTGGTTAAGTGCATTACGTGTAGAGTCTGGCACTGATGCATAATCACTATGGAATAAAGCAGTAGTTTGTGCAGCCTCTTCTGGTGTGAAATGGTGGCGAAGTAAGTAATGATAACTCATCATACGTACTGTTCTATCACCACCCCAAGCCATATGCCACAATGGTTTATATATAGTATCTAACCCTAGCATACCTACACGTGCTGGAAACTTAGCTGCGACCTTCCAATTAGGTTCACCTTTAGTTGGGAACAAATGTTGGCGAGCAAACTCAATAGTGTATCTTAACATTGGGTTCTGTACCTTAGCCATTTCAATAGCCTGCATAAATTGTGAGAATGGTGGTGTGAATGGTTGACTAAACGCACCTTTAGTAAAAGCATCATAGTAAGCTTGATCTTTGCGAGCCATACTTTTAATAGCTTTACCTATTGATGGCAGAGTAAACACACTGCGTGCAGACCCTAACCAAAACGCCTGTTGCATATCATACAAAGGTAGGAACAAAGGGTTGATAAATGCCATAATTTTAGCATATGCAAACGACCTTCCTAATATACGAGGTGATGGCATACGTGAAAACTGATCTAACCAATCGCTAAATGCAGGATGCACCTTATAACCTTTGAGTTCTGGTGCAAGTTGTTTGCTAAAGTGGTTCCATTCTGGCTTCATATAGCCAGGTTTTATTAGACCTTCACTACGAGCTGCGTTAATTATGTTACTAAGTCCTATCTTATGTCCCATAGTATGTGCGTAACTAGCGATGATGTTACGTATATCTATATCCTTAGCTGTAATTACACCCTCTTTCTTAAGGTGTGCAGCAAGTGACCTTATACTTACTGTACTCCTTTCAGCAAAGAATCGGTTAATTATACGCCTTGCTTTGTCTGGGTTGCTTTTAAGTAAGTTATCCAACCACATACGTGATGGTATATGTACATACTTTATCTTCCCACTCTCCAGTAATGTGATAGTCTTTTTCGCCGCCTTTATATTTTCATCCATTTCTATCATTCTAGCTTCAGCTAATTGAGGTGGCATCCCACTACCGCTTACACTAAGTTTGACTTCCTCCCAGTGTTGTATGTCATTACGTAAAGTATTCACTTGAGACTTCGGCCAAGGGTCTACAAATATTGTTTTCTCTCTGCCAACCTCACTATACTTATCAAAGAAATTACGTACTAAGTGGTAGCCTTTACTATATATCGTACGTCTAGGCTTACTTAAGTTCACAAACAAACCAGGTTGGGCGCTAACATATGTAAGTACCTCCAACTCTGGTATAGTTAATTTAAGTTTTGTTATGTCCTTAATCAAAGTGTACGCTTCATCTTCCATAGCGCCTACAATACCAAAGTAATTCTTAATGTGCATGCCTGTTTTAGGTGCTCCAATTGCACGCCACTTTGCTTCGACACTTATCCAGTTAATTCCTTTAGTCGCAGCTGCCTTAAGTGCACCTGGTATCTTAGGTTCCTTACTAGTGTCAACCTCTTCTGCACTTGGTAATGGTTCTGGGTCACTTGCTCCACCTGGACTATCTACATCAGTTGGTGGTACTTTAGGTGGTGGAGTACCTGGTATAACTTTATCCACTGTATCAAACAACCAGTTAGTGCGTGCTTCAGCAAACTTTTCCCAGAATATTTTAGGGTGCATAACTCCAGACACTCTTTTCTCTCTCACTTCTGGAAGTGCGTGTGCAAGTTCGTGTACAATTACATTCTTTATACTGCCTTGAGATATAGAACCTATACGATTAAAATGTTTATTAGCTTCAGTTATAGTAATGTTATGTTTTTTAGCGTACTTACTTATGCTATTACTATACTGTAATGTATTTATTGCTTGGTGTCGTCTTATAATTATATCGTGTGTATCTTTACTCCTTGTATATTTATGTGTACCAGACACACCAGCTCCAGTAGGCATAGTTTTAAAATGCCATTTAATAGGTCTAGTTATGCCCATCTCTTTAGCTATCGCATTACCAACTTTTGCTAATGTATATTGATTAGTTATTTTCTCTGTGTGCCTACTGACAATCTTACTCACAACTTTCTCATCTACCTTACCAGTCGCATCCAACACTTTGACTGGCTCTACTTTACTATATCTATACTCTATACTTCTAGTGCTACTTCTTACTTTCTTATCTCTTCCTGTTATAGTACCTTTATAAGTACGAGAGTATAATATATCTCCATTACTTGCAATACTACGTCTAAAACTCTTCCCATTTATATCTACTAGTTTATCTGGGTAAGTCTTATTTGGTTCTATTTTTACAGTTTGAGTTTTAAGAGTAGAGGTGTTAGTAACTGTTATTGTTTCACCAAGTTCAGGTATTGCTTGTACTGGCTCTTGTGCTGTATCAGTAGTGACTGCTATTAAATCTTTTACAGCAGCTTGTGTAGTCTTTGTTTCTCCTTCTAGTTTAACATCCACCACTTCAACCTTACCTTGCACTTTAAAGTTAGCAGTATAAGGTTCAGACATTACAACACCTTTACCCATTACTTTATCTCCAGAAGGCTTAAAAGTAACTTGAGATCCTTTAGCTATAGGTATAGTTTTAGGTATCCTAGGGTCAGGCACACTAGCACCCATTTGTGGAACTTTAATAGGTGGTGCACTGGTTGACGGCTTTGGTGCACCAGTTGGAGGTGGCACATCATCAGGGAAAGTAATCTTCCAACCCCTTCTCATAGCTTTAGAGAATGTATCCAAATCACCAGTCTTAATCTTACCCCAACCTCCAGCTTTCTTAACTGCAAACCTTAAGAAACGTGAGACTACTTCCTCAGCGTGTTTAGGTGCGTATCCTCTTTTAACCATACTATCTAACATAGCTTTCTTAGCACCATTAAAGGATTGTACTTTATAAGCGTTACTTAAGTTGGCAGTATTAAACATACCAAATATACCAAACAAAGCTGAAGACATACCAGCTTGTAAATTATCAGCACCTTGCATTTTTGCTGTAGTCCAGCCATAAGCTGCTTGAGCTGGTATACGTAATAGTGGATGAGCTATACCACCAGTCGCACCAAGTCCTGCACCAAATGCTGTAGCTTTAGTAAGTCTACCTACAACCTCATCAGCTGCCTTTCTATCTCCACCTATTATCTCAGCTGTAATATCAGACAGCTCCTTAAGTCCAAATGACGCACCAGTTTGTGCAGCACGACCAGCAGCCATTCTATATATAGTTGGAAGTGCGGATACAGCTTTAGCATTACTCACTATTGGAGCTAAGCCGCCAGTTACATAAGCAGACGCAACTAGACCAACCACATTACCTACAGCGTCAGCAATAGGATGTGCCTCTTTCAATCCTGGTTGCTGTAAGTCTTTTGGTCTTATTGGTAGCACACCTTGTGCAAATGAATCAAAGGTTGCTGGTACGCCAGAGTATAAGTTAACTGGATTCTCTTTAATCTGACGTACATCACTCATAGTTTGCATATAGTCCTTCTGCTCTTTTGTAGCTTTAGGCATATACTTTTTCATCTCTGGAGTTAGTGCACTTATCTCACTAGTAGGTTGCTCGCCTACTGGCACCTTACTCCAGTCTATATCACTTCTCTCTATGTTGTTAAAAGTAGGACCGACTGGGGAAGTGGCTACTTCTTTTATAGGTTTTTTTGTTTTGTTTTTCGTAACTTTACCCCAGTCAATCTTATCTATTATTCCAGCCATAATTTACTCTCCACCATACTTTATACCTACAAGTTGTTTAACTACTTCCATTACTGCCTCTTGAGTTACAGGTATACCTTTTTCTTTAAGGAGACTTTCAGCCTCATCCATTAACGCTTTACCAATCTTATTCCTATTAGCGCTATCCTCATTATATACTTCACCTTTAGGATCAGCCTTTGCAGTATTTTCTCCTAAACCTGTAGCCAAAGTATGTCCTTCATCACTCACCGCTGCAGCTGCTGGATCCGGCCAACCTTTGTTAAGCTTAGTTGCTAGTTCTGGATAGTTATCTATCCAATCAGCGTCACCTAATTCCAAAGCTATCTGACTAATAACTTTATCCCTGTTACCTGACATATTCCTTGGCATACCCATAAACAATGTTTGTTTAGTATCTAACATAGCGCCAGCCTTATTTATTTTAGCGCTAGTCTTACCCATACCTTTAGGTAATGTCATACCAAGTTCACCAAACGTATCTTGTAATCCTGGTACACCAGCTAGAAATTCATCAGCTTTACCTGGTGGCAGTGTGCCAGCTATCTTGAGCATCATATTAGCCAAGTCCTTTTTCTTATTGTAGCTTATCTCATCAGTCTTTATCTTCTGATTTTGTGCTTTTTCTTTACCTTCCATATAACTTTTAGTACCGCCTTTAATAGCGTCAGCAAGATAAGACCACTTGTCCTCTTTTGGTATGGTTCCTAACCATTGCATCTGTGCCATTCTATTTCACCTCCATTTCCGTATGTTCAATTATTGAATTTACTGTCATCATCATCCTATACTAGCGTTGCTAGAACCTCCTACTGAACTTGCACCTGCTGATGAAGCACTTCCACCTAGCGCAGCTGTTGCAAGTTGCATAAATGGACTTGCTTGATAAGGTCTATAATACGAAGCTTGTGTAACTGTATTAAGCATTGCTAACGCTTGTTCAATCACAGGACTCAATTCAGGACTAGTACGCATAAACTCTTGTAACTCCATAGTTAACTGTTGCTGTTCTATCTGTCTTGGTAAGGCGCCATACTGCATAGCAGCTTGTGTCTGCTTTAATGGTAAACCGCTAGCCATCTCTTCCATCTGTGGTGCATATGGCAACATACTTCTAGCATTTGCTCTCTCAGACATAACGTTCTCACCTATACGTCCAAGTTGTTGAGAACCAAACTGTTGCCAAGCGTTACTGACGTCACCATACATTGGCGTACCTCTATAAGTACCAGGACCAATGTGTGCTTCTCTTACGCCTGGTAATATGTTCTCTTCAAAGTATCTATTTTCCTCTGGTGCTACATACTTCTGGTACCAGTCAAATGTTTCTGATGGATCCATACCTTTAATAGCATCTCTATACTGTGTTAAACTTTCTTGACCAGTCTCGCTTAATTCATCTTGACCTAAGTATTGACCTAACTTACTTAATCCTGTCTCCTCATACTGACTCATAGGTGCAGTAAAGTCACCTTCATAAGCTGGTAAACCTTTACCAATCCTTTCAGTTAAGTAAGGTGAAAGTTTGTCCATTACTGCTTGCTGTTCAGTACTCAGCGTACTTGTCTTCTCAATCCCTCCTTCCTCGTCTTCAAACATACCAAAAGGGTCAAACAGATTTCCCCAATCCATACCATACCTCCTTTAACTTGTTACCGTTACTCTGCATATTAAGTTGCCAACATTAACTTCAGTCAAACCCAATTTATAAATAGTACTGTTAATAGAAGTATATAAATTACTACCATATAATGCTAGTTGACCTTCCTGTAAATCACTTGTGGTTGGTAAACTTGTGAACACACTAAACTTACTTCTACCAAAAGCTATATCATAATACGCCTTCTTAAACAAATCCTCCAAGGCTCTCACAAGTTCTGCTAGCCACTTCTCCAACACTTTAGGGTCTTCATTAGTCTTGTAATCGTTTGGCAATATTACATCAATAGGTAAGTTAACTTTCACTACTCAACACTCCTATCACTAGCGCCTAAGTAACCTAATTCAAAAGTGCGTAAACGGAAACTTTCACCAGCTGTGTTATTACGAAAGCGATAACGTATTTGTGGTGACCACGCCTCAGTATCATACCTATATGTATCCCAATTACTGTCTAACGTATACTCAGTGTAATCACTCCAAGTCTTACCCATATCCAAACTATAACTTACTTTAATATTATTACCCTTAGCTTCAAAGTTAAGTTCCATCCAACTAGTCTCTTCTCCTGTATATCTTTCTCCACGTATAAAGTCCTTAGTCTCAAACTCTCCATCAATTGCCACACCGCCTGCAGCACTATACGTACTACTATCATCATATACCACTACACCATCACTAGTGCCATATAAAGTTATAGGCTGTAGTGCAAGTGTTGTCCGGTCATTAAACCTTAAGTTAGTATAACTATTTATAATATCAGTCATATCATTTATGACTAGACTTGTCTTTCTCAAGTACTCTCCAGTACCAGTATAACTACGTGCACCTTTACTCCAAGTCTTACCTTTAGCATCATACAAGTAGTATGTGTTCGGTGATGTAGCACTAGCTTTAGGGAAGTTTAATCTTACTTCCTTATTATTCTTGTAGCTCATAAATGAACGACCAATTTGTTCTGGGTTTACTAAATCAACCATAGCAGAATTTATATTTGCATCCACATCCTCCACACTTCTGCCGCCATTATATATATGTACACCATTGACACTTTGAAATATATGACTGTCTCCAAGGTTTACTAATCCTCTTCTCGCAGCCAATCCCAAACCAGTTAGACGGGTGCTAAATATAAATGGTTCATTAACATCATTCTTATATTCCATAAGCACTATAGTATCACTTCCATATATAATAACATAGTTACCTAACTTCTCAGCTCTTATTATTGGATCACTTCCCATAACAGTTACTAAATCTACATATCCACTACCAGTACCTGTCCAATCTTCAGGGTCGCCAGCTACAGGCCACCGTACATATTGTGGTCTACGTGTACCACTTTCCGTAGTATTAAATAGACATAACCTTTCACCATACTTAAGCATCCACTTAGCACTAAAACTATCAGCATTTGCAAGACGTGCCACACTACCACTCATATCCCATTTGAATATACCATCAACACCATTAGTAAATATAAGTGAGTCATTTATAACGGTAGCACAAAATACATCATCTAAATCACCATTAAAAAATGCCATTCATACCTCCTAACCTACTGTTACCCTGCATACTACATTGTTTGTTAAGTAACCTTGAGTTACTGTTATTTTGCATAACAATTTCTTAAGTGTCTCATCAATAAGTTGAAACTCTTTTTTTGTAGTGCTGTACTTATATACGTGTGTTGTCGTAAAGCATACAAGTGTATCAGTACCATCAGTTTTCTTATAATGGTAAAGTAGCATAACACTTCCATCTAATGCTGTTGTGCCTGTACCAGCAAAATATGTGGTACCTATATTCTTACGTATCTCCTGATCTTCAAAGTGCACCTCACTACACAACGGTGTAGCGTTATTAGGTAACATAGTAGTTGGTGAGTCTTCCACTAATCCTACGTTAAAGCCTGACACTTTAAAATATTGACGTCTAGTTTTAGGTACCTTTGTACTTGCCATAATTTACACTCCCATAGGTATCCAATATACCGAGCTAGCGTTAGTAACCTTCCAATAATCACTCTTCTTTACTGGCATAGTAAGAGATCCCCACTCTCCTGGATGTCCAGCAACATTAGTAGTTGGTGGAGTTGACCCATCAGTATAACCTTGAAGGGCAACACCTGCTGAACCTTGTGCTGTAACAAGTCCATCTGTTAATGCTTCATATACTGTGTTATTAGACTTACTAACCCACGCACCAAATGGTTTAAGGTCTGTAGATGTAGCTTCAATACCATCTACTTTATCAGAATCTGAAACATTCAAATTTGATACTCTTGTAGTAGATGCTATTACTAATGGTGCTGTTCCAGTTGCTACATCACTCTCAAATGTTTCTGCTGTTATCTTATAACTACCCGCATCCCAGTCTGCAGTCAAAGCTACAGTACCATCTTTATTTAAGTAAGCAGCTAAACTAAGGTTTATAGATCCACCACTTGTTAACTGTAGCTCATTGCCGTCTTCATCAATAGTATGTAACTCACATATACCACTAACATCTTTCCCATATAAACGTATAGCATCTGCAAGTGCACTAGGTGCTGTACGTGTTATAAGTGATACTTGGTCGTGAGCACCTATATTAGTTTGTCCACTTTCATCAGCATACGCTCTATGTTCAACAGCTTGCCTTTCCCTAATTGCGTACTTTAAATTACGCAAGTCATCATCAACTTCATCCATTGTATCAACATCACCATCTGGGAATGTTTCATCCCAACTTTTTGTGAAAGCCATTACTTCACCTCCTTAAATCCATTCTTACGCAACAATGTTTTAACGTCTAATTTAATCTCTCTTAAATCTTCACTCATACCTTTTGTTACTACATTACATACATCTTTACCAACTTTCTTCTCATCAATCTCTTTCTTAACTTCATCCATCCTTTCATATATACGACTACGCTTAGTATCATTTTTACTATTGCTAGCTATTACCATAATACATAGTGTTATCACACTTCCTCCAGTTATCCATTCAGCAACGCCTATCATAATAGTCTCCTTTTACCAGCGTATCTTAAACTTAAATCCCTTATACTTTGTACCTCTTGGAGTCGTACAATTACCAAACTCAAAATGTTGTTTGACAAATGCAATTAGTCCAACCCCAATAAGAACTTTTTTACTTTATTAAATACACTTTCTACCTTATCAAATACAGCTTTAATCTTAGCAACTGCCTTATCATCTTTGTCTCCAGGTATAACTGTAGCACATATACGAGTAGCTAACATAAGTATTTCTCTAACTGCTACAAGTACGCCTTGTACTACACCTATAATACCTGCAATGTTTTTAGGTATTAACTTCTGAAAAAATGTTCCCATATTACCTCCTATTTAATGTTAATTTCTTCCATCTTTTCCAGTGTAATATCCTTAACCTTACTCAAGTATAATGCACAATGGTACATACCCAGATCTCTATAAGTATCTATCAAAGGAACTAGTTCGTGCATCATCAGACGCTCCAATACCTTAACCACTTGGTTTGATGATAGTTCCTTACTGCCAAATTTATACTTATCCATTCCATCTCCTTTATGGTGTGATGTAACTGGGTACGTCTACATCAGTCCAAGTTGTACTGTTATCACCAACGTCAGTCCAAACACTACTATTATCACCTACATCATTCCAAGTAGTTGTTTTAGGTGTAACTACATCCCACCGCCATATACTTACTCTACTTACAAGTGCGTCAGCCTCTTTCCTCAGTGCTATCATTCTACACACCAAGTTGTCATATGTTGGTACTAATACCGTACTTCTACATACCAAGTTATCTGTCTTAGTTGTGTATACAACTGTTACTCTACTAATTATTATACCACAACAACAGCAACGTACAGTAGTCCTTGCAACTAAGTTAACACTACTTTGTGCACGTACCGTTGTACGCCCAACCAAGTTAGCACCAGTTACAACTCTACTAATAACCCTACAAATAAGATTATTAGAAGATATAGGGAAGTAAACTGTTACTTTACAAGTGAGAGGTCCAACTATACCATTGTAATTCTTTATGGTATTACTATAAGTAACCACACTACTAGAGTAAGTAACAGCATCAGCAGTTGACTCACGTAGTACTGTTGTGCGTGCTATAAGACTATGCACACTAATAGATCTAACTGTCAACCTACTTACGAGTGAAGCACTTAATTCCCTTAACGTTGTAACTCTAGCAACTAAGTTCTCACTTAATGGTGTGTAGTAAACACTTAATCTAGCAACCAAGTTCCTACTATTTTCTAACAGTACAGTAGTGCGTGATACAAGTGCTTTACTTAACTCCCTTAATGTAGTAACACGCGATACCAGACTATCATCACTAGTTAGTAATGTTGTAACTCTGCTTATAAGTGCGTCGCTATTTACCTTTAGCGTAGTTACTCTTGACACCAAATTCCTAAGTGCTGGTGTAAAGTATACAGTTATTCTACTAACAAGTGAGCGCGTTGCTTTCTCTAGCACTCTAACTCTATTTACTAGTGAGTCACTATTAGTTAGAAGTGTTGTAACCCTACTCACAAGTGCATCATTACCAAGCACTCTAGTAGTTACCCTACTCACTAATGCTTTACTTAATACCCTTAACGCTATAACTCTACAAACCAGATCTTCACTCAAAGGTGTGAAATACACACTTAACCTTGATACTAAGTTATCGCTACTCACCTTTAATATAGTAATACGTGATATAAGTACATCACTTAATTCACGCAAAGTATTAACTCGTGATACTAAACTGTCAGAATTAACTTGTAATGTTGTGACTCTATTAACAAGTGCTTTACTACTTTCCCTTAATGTAGTCACATTTGCTACTAAGTTCCTAATAGCTGTTACATAATATACATTTAATCTACAAACCAAATCTTTACTAGCAGTTATGTAATATACATTTATCCTACTAATAAGTGCTCTACTACTAACTTTTAATGTAGTAACTCTAGATATAAGACTGGTAACTGCATCGGTAACCATTGTAAATGTAGCAGCGCCATCAGTCCAAGGACTCCAATACCAACTAGAATCCCTAAACCTTATTTTCCAGTCATATACCTCACCATCTCTTGCAAGTGCGTTACCACAAGAGATAGACTCACACCTTGCTTGATCTACTACCGGAGTAACAAAGTCTTGCATACCACTTAACCAAGCAGTTGCTAAACAAGAGCGAGCAAGTTCAGAATAAGCACCATCATACCAAGTACTACCATCACTAGTTATAAATAAATCAACTGCTGCATCATCTGCAATTGCAGGTAAACATATTGTTAGTGTAGTTGTGTCTGCCAACTTAATAGCTAATTCGTCTCCAGCATCACAAGTTGCTGTCTCACTAAACCTTAAATATATAGGCACTGCACCAGTTAATACATCTCCATCAGTATATACATTATTGTCCAACTGACCTAAATACCCAGCAGTACCTGAACTAACAGTACCACCTAAACTATAACAAGTTATGACTGCAGTTGCTCCTTGTAATCCTGCTACACTTGTACTAATACCTATAGTTGCGTCCAAATTTAATACATCTTTAGAAGTAATATATGTACCGCCATCAGTTTTTACTTCTATCTGATATTGAGTAGCTGTATCAGTATCTCCATTGGCTTCAAATACGGCAGTAAACTCTGGTGTAGTATCAGAAACATTACCAGGATTAGTAGCTCCCTCTACTTCTAAAGCTGAAGGTGCTAATGGTTGGATACTATCAAAACATTGCACAGCTGAAATAGCTTCTAACTCTTGGAATAGTAATCCTACGTTAGGCGACTCATCTGTTAAATGTAAGAATTGAGCATTGGGATGTTCTGTACCACTATCCAAAGCTGTAGGATTCTCATAAGGATCAACTGTAGGTTCCCAAGTATCTGTTAGAGGAGTATATATTCTTTGATGTAAAACATTATGTGTACCACATAACCAAACAAAGTGCATATCTGCTTGACCGTGTTGTCCTATAGATGGATATAAGTCAGTTGTCTCAGTGCCGATTATTAGTTCAGCACTCCAAGCTTGAGCACTGCCTGCAGGTCTTATTCTCGAAGATGCATTACCAGAGGCATTTATATAAATCAAATGTGTTATACCTGAAATAGCTTCATGCTCTATATCATAGCTATATCCTTGTCCTGCTTTAGTGTTATCGATACTTTGCTCAGCTTCCCAGTCAGTGACATTATTTTTGCCATCTCTATAATAAGATTTTAAAGCTACCCCATTACGGACTACACATATTAAAGAATTCTTAGTGCTATCAATACCTCTTCTTATTGTCGCTCCTATATGTGCAGCAGAATCTACAATAAGAGCTTTACTTGTATCGCTCGTACTAGGTAATCTACCTGTGATACCAGACCTCTTTACATGCAAATCATATAAACTATCATCTGTCATTTGAATAGAAGCACTTGCATTTAAACTTTTATCTCTCCCATCAAAACATACATTACAATTAGTATAAACTCCACCATCTGCAGAACCATCAAATACTGTTGTTGAAGCAGCCCATCCAAAGTTAATAGCTGGATAGTTTGTATCTCTTCTACCATATATATCATCTCCTACTTTGTAGACTATATAAGTATTACTACCATCACCACGAATGGCGTAGTCAGAGCTGACACCTGCATCAGTTATTCTAGCTGTTATATTCTCTGTCCAATCATCAGGGTCTATAGCTAATCTAGCAGCAGTAGAATAATCAAATCTTACTCTCTGATTAGGTCCATCATAATAACTTCTCCAGTAATAAATACCATCATACCATTGTTTCCTTTGGTAGTCAGTTGCTAATTTTCTATAGTATGGTGTTATTCTACTAACTAAGTTATCACTTCCATATAGTAATGCAGTTACCCTACTTACTAGCGCTTTACCTACAGACTGTAAAACAATTAACCTATTAACTAGTGAAGCAGTGCCTACATCAAGTACTGTTGTACGTGCAATTAAATTATCAATAGCTGGTTGCAGTATAGTTACTCTACTAACTAGATTCTCAACTAGTGGTGTAAAGTATACTGTAGTACGTGCAACTAAGTTCATTACTGCCACATCAAGCACAGTAACTCTAGCTACCACATTTGTGGTATTAGTACTCATTACACCTACAGTACAAACTAAATCACTAGTAGCTGTCACTAGTACAGTTGTATGGCAAACTAAGTTATCAACGCCAGCACTGTATATAACATTAGTTCTACAAACCAACGCATCACTACTTACATCCAACACAGTTGTACGAGATACTAAATTATCTACTTTTAGTTGTAGTGCTGTAACTCGCGATACTAAGTTGTCAGTCGCAGTTGTATAAGTTACGTTAGTACTGCAAACTAATGCATCACTCCCTACATTCAAACTAGTAAGACGACAAATGAGTGATTCACTATTTACAACTAAACTGATAAGACGACAAACAAGTGCATCAGTCGTTAATTTTAACGTAGTAACTCTACTAACTAAATCATCGCTAGCGTTTGTATAAACAACTGTAGTACTACATACTAAGCTATCACTACCTTTAACTAAACTAGTTGCTCTACATATAAGATTACTACTACTAGGTACTAATACTGATATACGACAAACTACACTAATACTACTAGCAGTAGGCGTGCCATTAAATGTTGTATCAGCACTACTATAATCACAACCAGTAGTATTATATAGTACAGCCATATTATATTATATTTTGTTCTCTATTTGTTTTGCTTTGTAAGTATCAACTACTTCTTTAGTATGAACTACTTCTGCTATTTTCTTTACTCTCTCATCTTGAGTTGAATAGTCATCTCCTGGTGATACTACCCATCTGTGATAACTTTTAGATAGTTCCTTACCATCTTCAATTATCTTAGTTGCTTGTCGGACTTGGATATGTCCTGATTCCAGAACTTCGATTGAGTCTATACTAATTACTTTTTCTAACATTTGTTCCTCCTTAATTTATGCTGTTACAAATTGTAACGAAAAGGTTATTTCGTCGCCTGCAGTAAAAATATCTGCAGTTTCCCAAGCCCAAGCTGCATTATCAGCAGTTGAAATGAGAGCAAAAGTTGCCGAACCCCCTGACGTTCTTGGAGTTAACCAACCTGCCGACGCATAATCTACAAGATGAAATGCGACAACACCACCGCAGTAACCAGCGCCCTTTGTTAAAGTAGCAGTTGTAAATGGTAAATTAAAATTAGCTTTTCCTACAGGGCTACTAACACTTGCTACTTTTATATTTCCGCTTACTGTAACTAATCTTCCGATTTTGGTATATTGTGCAAGATTCCAAGATGCGTCTAGAGTAACAGTTCCGCTTGTTGCTGGGGTTATAGTTACAGTAAAAGTTCCTTCTTCATAATCGTCTAATAATTCAGATGTCATACCAGCAGCGTGTCCATCAGCTGAAAAGTCTATACCTTTACCTGAAGTTCCTATTACTAAGTTACCATTAAGAACCTTTACATTATCACTTGAGTCTACTGTCAAACTTTGTACTGTTGCACCCGCATCCGCTGCTATTATCCTATGTAGTAGCGAGTGGTCTGGCGAGTTTAAAGCATCTGTTGACACTGGTTGTGCTATAGCCATAATTTCCTCCTACAGTTTTTTCCATTGTTTACCAACCTTCTCTTCTAAAGTTAATTTAACATTACCATTCCTCTCATCTACTTCCATCTTGACAGCATATTTAATATCACCCTTTTCCTTAATAACAAAACCAATAACTCTTTCACACAAACCTTGAGGCATAGGTCCCATACCAGTAATTTCTCTTTTAAGTTGTATCAAATCAACATTCTTCCCATCAGCACTCACTGTATAGTATTTACCTTCGCGGTAAAGTTGGAGAGATGTTATGTCCTTAACAGGCAATTCCTTCCAGTCCACCCCATCCGCTTCCTTGAGTGTTCTGCCGTCTCTTAAGTGTGCAATAAACATAAGTTCATAATCCTCCGTTTTATTCCGTAAATTCAAAAATTGAACTTACGGTAATTCAACTACCAATATCAAGTATAACTATACTTAAGTTGATAGCCCCAAGCAGTTGTTGCACCATCCCCAGCTGCAGATGGAACCTTAATAGTGAGATATACAAAATCACCATAAGCTGCATCACTAACTGCACTGTACGCATAACCTGAACCGGTTGTTTGCGGCATTTCGGTCCAAGCACCAGTAATGCCCGCACTACCCTTTGGCGATGTGGAACTTACTGTTACATAAGTACCTGTCGCTGTAAGATAATGGAGCCAACCAGCTGCTGTTCCTACTGATGCCGAAGCACCACTTCGCACACCTATTACATCATACATCCACCATTTTGCACTTTGAATACTATTGTTGGTTACCTTTGGTCTAATAACTTGCTCTACAGACCAGGCACCAGCAGTAACAGTACCAAAATTCAAACTAGCAACAGCAGAGTATGTAGGTGCACTGTTTGTACATCTATACCAAGCAATTGACGGAGCTGCCATAACTTAATCACCTCCTTTTTTTAAGATTTTATCCCATACCTCTTGTGTCATACGAGGTTGTGATAATAGAAACTTTGAAAAATCTTTAAGCATCTTTTTATTTTTTAACGTCCATTCAACTCTTTCCCTAACTTCACTATCAAACGTACACACCCTTATAGGTAACTTGCTCCAATCCATTAAAGCGTGTATTTTATGTGAGTTGCTAACTACAGGTACAAAAGGCACACCTGCCATAGCTGCTGCGTATATACCGTGGTGTTGACCAGTTATGTATAAGCTGCACTTCTTCAAAGTTGCTATAACATCTTCAAATGGTCTATTCAACCACACCTTTGGTAACATAGCCTCTTCCAGTATCTTATCCTCTACAGCTTCCTCAACACCATCTTTAAGCCTAACAAGTTTACTTATGACCTCACCTATAACTATGCTACCACTTGTGTATGGTACACCTTTCATAAACATATCATCCAAAACTAAATCTGGATAGACAACAGGATTACCACCACAGCACTTTGCAGAATGTTCACTCCAAGGCTCCCTAACTCCAAGGAAATCCAACTTCTCCAAAACATCTCTATAGAATGGAGGCTCAACTTCAAACAACGCATTAACAAGTACTGTACGTTTACCAAGTGCTTGTGCTTTCCTCAACACTTTCATAAGGTATACGCCATTAGGTCTGTTGTGGTGTATAGTACCTTCACCATTGACAACAACTACATCACACTCGTCCATAGCTTTCTTATTATACTTACGCTCAGTAACGTGGTGTGTAGCTATAACATCATACTTAGATAAGCGTTTGCGTATAACTTTCATTACAGCAATGCTACCTTCGTGTGTCATACTTATTCCAGTAGTGTCGTTGAATAGGTAAATTTTCATATACGCTTAAAGTCTGGTGTTAATAGCTTTTCAATATAGCCATCTGATACCTGATATTTATATGCTTTCTTAATAGTTTCATCCACACCTACCAGCTCCTTACTACAATACTTTTTAAGTGCGTCTTTAAATGGTACTGCCTTAATATCTCTACTCTTAAGTATACCAGCACCACTGCAATTTAAAACTTTTTGTTTCATACGGTGTGCCATATCATTTACCCACGCCCAGAACACTACGAATGTTTCGTGTGTTAGTACAAGTTTACCATCGATGTCTGGGAACAATAAACAACCACCTCTAAACTTAGCACCCTTCTGGAAATCAATCTTCTTCTGATCTATGCCATCAGCATACACGTGTTCTGTATCCGGCCAGCTTAGACTATGACCCACAAACATAAGAGGATTACATCCCATAATAGCCGCAAATGCAAAACAGGTACCACTTGTAAGTACTCCAGCCGGTAATGCACCAATTTTACCAGTATGATAAGGTGCCAATTCAAGCAACGTACTGCCACTATCCTTGATGCTGTACACTGCTAGATGTTGTGGGTCTATAGTTCTAAATATAGACGGGTGTACAACAGTAGGTATTATAGAATAGAACTTAGTAGTGTCTATACCTTTAAAGTTATCCTTCTGTTTCTCCGTAGGGTCTACCATACATACAAAGTGTGGGTATAAATCATACTTACCAACTAGTACAGGTAGCGCCGCATCAACAGATATAATTATAATGTTATCCCTATACTTCTTAAGCAGCTCAACAGTCTTACTATCTAAACTTGGACCAGCTCCCACAATTACTGCAGGCGTCTTTTTAAATATCTTCTCAAACCCAAGTATACCAGGATAATTGTGTATAGTCTTAACGTTAAACAAAAAATTACTTAAGTGCATATCTGGTAAGTCTGCTTTACAACTCTCCGAATGTTTCTGCCTAATGTGAGTTAGTGCATCCTTTGGCATAAAAACTTCTGCTTCAATCCTAGTACTTTTCATACAATACCTCCAATCCGCCTGCTCTATGCAACTTATCGCCAGAGCTGTTAATAGACTTATTCCTAAACTCCAACCGTTTTACTTTATACTTTTCAAACTTTTCTCTCCACCATTTCGCTGGCTTCACTGTCTCGTGCAAATTCAAATCAAGGAAGATAGCTTTAGTTAAAGCAATTGATGCAAACACATACCTTTTACTAACCCTAATAAGTTCCTTAATTGACTTGTCAATATCCTCTTCCTTAATATGTTCTAATACATCCGTACTCATAACAAGATCAAATGTATCATTAGGGAAAGGTAATCCTTGTATCATACCTTTCTGCACTACACGATTAAAGTGCAACGGTTTTAATATGTTCTTTAATAACTCATCGCAAGGTTCAATGCCTTTAACTGACTTGCCTTCAACTAGGAAGTATGTTACCGCATATCCAGCACCACAACCTACATCAAGCACACTTTTAAACTTAAGGCGCCTGTCTAGTAATGGAGCATAAATAGCACCGCAACTAGTGTGAGCATACTCAGGAAACTGATAAGCAATATTATACTTTTCTATCGGTGGCATTTCCTTGCACACCTTCAGTCCCTCTGGTACACTTACTTTGGCTCTCTTCCTCCCATTTGGTTTCACAAATACTGTCCTTCCACTTGACATCTGTTATCTCCTCTTTCCACTCAGTTTCAATTTTACCCATCGCCTAATTACCATATATTAAAGGGTTGCTAGTTGTCTCACCTAAAGGTGTAGCAACACTATTAAATCCCCTAGCTATTGGTGTCCAATCTTCACCACTATGGTCACCACGCAGACTAGCATCAAAGAATGTTGGTATAACCTCACTCTTCCAATAGTTCGCATCATCAACTTCCTTAAGTGATAGAAAGCCTAACATTGTAGCAGTACTACAAATCAGTGCGTCTTTCCTTAATAGATCACTCTCATCACTATCTGCACTTAAGTCCTCTGGAAATATACTACACCTTAACCTGAGTACATACACAGCATCAGGTATCCTATACAATTCAAAGTTAACACCATAATCTACATAATAGTTTGACTTGCCTTCACTAGTTTGTTCAGGTCTAGCTATCTTACTATCAAACTCTCTAGCCTTAACATAAGTTAGTTTGCGACTTGAAGCAGCACTCTGTAAAGTCATACTAACTATATCTTTCATCCTAGTTGGAAACCCATACCTAAGTTGTCCATCAACTGTAGCACCTGTATAATTCTTTTTCATCTCTTCATAGGTATGCAAATCACCAAGCAGTTGTTGACCCCAATTTATCCAAGTTGTTATTTTACTATCAGCCAATGCGGAACTAGTACGTTTAAGATTGCCACGTACTTCAGTCCGCATTTGAGTTAATGTCATAGCCATTACTTGTCCTCCTTGTGATAGAACCTCTGCCTACCTATGTCTTGGTATTCCTTGGTACCAGCCCAACTTGGTTCACCAAACGCATCCACATTCTCAAAGTAGTAGTATGGGTCAATCAAATCAGGGTTAGCTATAAGCTTTTTTAATATTTGTTTATTCCTTTCGTGCACTGCGCTTTCATAAGCATTTAAGTCGCCAGTATCAGCTTTCTTATACTGATCAGATTGAGTGGTATATGCTGAAGAACCGCCAAGTGCTCTCTCATAACCTTCATTCTCTACCCTATTGAGAAACACACTACCAACAGCAGCCACCTCTTCAGGCGAACCTCCACCGACTTCAGCAAATAGCACATTGTCCAACTTACTATCAACATCAGCATACTTGTTTATGCCGGCTTTATCCTTAATTGCTTTAGCTACATCTCCAGCTCCCATAACGTTAAGCGTTAATAAGAACCCAAGTAGTATCGGCAACAGTACAAATGTACCAGTTGTCATTAGTACCATCCCATATCAATTCACCAACTCCACAAGTAGCGTAGCTACCAGCACTAGGAGCAGCGACTGCAATGTTACCATTTATCTGTTGGTTAATATCCCTGCCTGCAAAGACTTTATCTTTTAAGTGTCCAACTAAACTCATTTTAATGCCTCCTTTAATAAAGGGGCGCCTAAACGCCCCCTTAATTAACAAACTATTTTAAGGATTTATCATTAAGTTGACAAACCCAACATCATTAGCAGCAGTTGTACTCATACCGTGACCAAGTATTGGTTCAGTATCTGCATCCCTAACATCACTTTCACCAGCAGTACAGGTAAGCAATGTGCCTAAAGCTGTACCAGTAGCATCTGCAACAACAGGTGCTGGACCCCAAGTCTGTACCCAGAAGTAGTAACCTATAGTTACTTCAATTAAAGGTACACCTAAGATATGGGAAGTGCCTGCATCAATAACAACACCATTATAAGGATTAGCTGTTATGCCACCAGTTGCGGAAGCAGATATAGCTTTAGCTAATCTATCATACAATGTTATTGTACTGTCAGCAGTCACAACAGCAGCTGTGTTACTCTTAATCTTATAACAGTAACCTTCTTCAGCTGCAGTACCACCTGCGTCATCCACCAAGAAGTACCCATCTTTATATTGGTCTTTTGTAAAGTTGGTACCACTTGTATTAACTGTCCAAGTTACAGTTTGACTACCTACAGCAGTCGTACCTATAGCTTGTCCTATAGTATATGTAGCTTCAGGTACTGGTGCTTCAACTACATAAGCAGCACCAAGTGCTACAGCACCATTCTTAGTATACCTAAATACTCTATCACCAAGAACGAGCCTAGTACCTATAGCACACACAGCATCTTCTTTTTCCTCATAAATCGACTGACCTGCAACCCTAGCACCGTGGCTAGCGTTATTTATGTTCGTTTGTTGTTCACCATCATATGCCATATCAATGTCCTCCTATCAATTATCAGTTATTTACGCAGTGTCAATAGTGTGTAACACACCTAGCCTTTTACAATTACCACAAACTACATTACCAACGACCACGATTTGAGCAATTCTATCGTTTGGTTGGTCCACAATACTCTTCCAATCAGTCATATCAAAGTTAGCTATTGGATCAGCTACCCATTCAAGGAAGTTTGTATTGAGGAAGTAGATACTATTGGTGCTAGATACAGCAGGTGACCAAGTTAACGGTCTCCCTTTATATGCTAAATCACCAAAACCTAAGTCAGCAAGAGTCCTATCGCCAATGTTTATTCTAGCTATTTCAAGTGTCTCACTCTCATAGTATTCATAAACAGTCTGGTTAGTAACCAGTAAGTTAGGAAATCTTGTAACCCCTTCGCCTTGCTGTCCACAATCGTTAAACATTGTTGCCATCTTTTTCCTTAAGTAAACAGCAGCACTTAAGCCAGTACAAGTAGTGGACTTATTTCTCCACCAGTCATAGCTAGCTCTATTTATTCCACCAACAGTACCAGTCGTATTGGCGCTAGCTACAATGTTACCCAAACCATCAATAGCCTTACCACTGTCTCCAGTACCATCGCTAAATAAACTCTCTTCTAACTTATCTATAAGTGAACTCCTCAAGTTTTCTAACTTGTTGTTCATCATATTCAATGCAGCACTCTTACCCCTGTTCTTCTGGTCGTCAACGAAATATCTTACAACTGACCCTGCGAGATACTTCCAATCCCACCTTGCAACAGTTAGAGGTTGTGTATCATTGATGCTAATTGTGTCACCCTTGCCAAAGAAACTTACAGTTTCATTTTTGGCGTACTGTAGTGGTACCTCAATCCATCTGCCTCCAGATTCAGTCCTGCGTCTACCCTTCTTAGTCATCATATACCAGAATGGTGTAGCATTAAAGATCTGGTCAACAATCTCTTTCCGTCTGAGCTGCCACGTAGTAGTATAGAGGGTGTCAAGTTGTTCTGTGTACGAAAGTGCCATTACAATTCTCCTTTAGTCTATACTATGTTTATTTCCAAATGTAGCGTTCCAAGCTTTATCTGCAGCCTCATCTTTGCCTATGCTAGCGCCTTCCACAGAGTTCACTGAAATGCCACCTTTTTCCGTAAGTGTTTTGCGTTCTGCCTCAGCCTTAGTTTTTTCAATCTCGGTCTTCTCATCCAGTTCAGCTTTAATCTCCCATTTGGCTTGTCTGTAGCATTTTTTAGCGTCCCAGGTTGGATTGTCTCCAGCTATCTTAAATAGTGTGTTGACCAACTGGTTTTGTTCGGTTGATCTCTTTCCTTTTGGTGTTTCCATAGCCTCACCTAACTCTGGGTACTTTTGACCTGTCATTGTTAGATCGATACGTGCGTATGCACCTCCGATACTTTTCTCAATGTCTTCAAGTTTTTTGCCTACAGCTTCCATAGCCTTTCCAATGTCTCCCTTAAACCTCTTGTCCAACGCATCCGCTATTTCCTTTGGAGTCATATCGTCAAAGTCTATTGATGGGACTTCACTCGCATTTTTGTTTGGTGCATTCTTTGACTCAATGAAACTCAAATACTCTGGGCTGAGTAAATCTTTGTCCGCCAATTCCAACTTACGTTCCAAATCCTCTTTCGCTGTCCGCGCACCTTCAAACTCACTCTTTAACGTTCCTAACTCTTCCTTAAGTGTTTGAAGTTCTTCGCCTGCGCCTTTTCCACCATCGCCTGCTGTGTTCTCATCCGCCATCATTTACCTCCTAAGTTAACTTTTGTTTTTTCGTGCTGCCACATCCTATAACCGCTCAACATAGCTTTAAACATAACCTGCATATCACTGCCAACTAACTTACCATTAAACCTCGCCTTTGGTGGTTTATTCTCATATAAGGTTATAGTCACAGTACCCTTAACAACGCCTGCATCCATAGTAACCTTTAGGTCATCAGCCACCTTGGTATTCGCACCACTCATATTACCTCCTTTTACTGCAACCGTGCAGCTTTTAAATTTCTCCGTTTACATATTTCTTTCAACTGTCTCTTACTTGTTATATGTACAGGACTTAAACCTAAGTCCTCGTAAGTATGTGGTGTGAAGAACATCATTTGTGGTCCATCACCTTTAATTTCTTCTACGCACATTGGACAATGCTCACCGTGATAGAACCCGTGCTTGTTACATATAGCAGCAACTTGCTTACCACCCTTCCAATGCATAGATGCGCGTTCTTTCTTTTGTGCGATTAGTTTGTTCACATCCGTCTCCCTGCATTCTGTTGTGTTTGACGCACACGTGCACCTAATTGAGATGGGTTATTAAGTAGCCCTTGTTGTTGCTGTGCATACTGGTCAACTCCCATAGGTTGTCCATTCGCTGTCTCCTTAGCTTCAGGCAATACTGCCATAGCATCTATCCAATCATACTGTCTAACTAATTGTTTTAATAGGTAATTTATGTTTGCTTGTGGGTGTTTTGCTAAAGCGCCTATAAGCTCAATTAAATCTCTTTTCTTTACTGCTTTAGTTGATGGATTTAAACTCTCAACATCAACCTTGATATTATACTCACCTGCAATAGCTTCCTTATTATACTTAACCCAATACTTTGCACCATCATAACCTACAACTTGTGTTATGTGTTGCTCGTCCCATCTGCTAAATATAACTTGGTTAACCTTACGTACAATACCACCAAGTGCGTCACCAACCATATCCCTACGTTCATCTATACGTATCTCGTGAGCCATCTGTACAGCAGATGTTTCAGTAGCAGTCCTACGACCAGTACTTAAGTCACCCATTTGATGACGACCAAAACCTAACGTCTCTCTCACATCCATCCTGATTTGTTCTACCCACTGAACTAAATCAGGTGGGATGTGTGGTTGCAATGTTGTAACACTGTCAGCTGGTCTCCCCTTAACTCTAACTACTGGACCAACGTTCTCACTCAACATCTTATCCACTTCTACAGGATCTATTAAGTTGCTATCTACAAGGAACTTAACAAGTGCGATCCTTCTATGTTTCATAGCTTGCGTTCTTGCTTCATTTACTTCCAACTGTTGTGGTTCAATAATCTTACAATCACTTGGACCCCAGTAGTACTCCACATCTTCATTGTATGCTATATCAACATATGGCAAACCTTCTATTTGTAGTACATCATCCTCTGGCGTCCTTAAGTATTTAGGGTGTCCTGGCACAAACGCAAACACTTCCTTCTTCTTCCTATCTCTAACTTCATATATCTCAACCCAATCACACATCTTTTGCAGCTCCATATAGAAGTCACTCTTTTGTGTGTCTTTATATATTGAGTTTATATGTGTACCAGTTAAGTCTTTAGTATTGCTATACTTGGGATCTGCCTTCACATCTTCCAATGGACGTATAACACGATGTGCGATCCAAGGACAATCATCTAATGTGCGTACGCCGAATGGTACAACTATATCATCAGGGTTGACACGCAACACCCAAGGCATACCAGGTTTTACATTTATATTATACTCAAGTGCTTTACCTGTCTTATCAAAAGAACTGAATGTTGTATCTCCAAGTTGTATACCGCCTTCAGTTAACTCTGGTGCAAAACCATACTGACTGTCATACCCAACTTTCCACAAACCTTTGTTGGTGAAGTAACAGTCAAGCAGTGCAGTCTTCATTTCCTTCTTTATGTTCATCTCTTGTATAAGCCAGTTGTCTATAGACTCAACTATTTTAGCGTGTATGTCTCTATGCAAGGAAGCTTCACCCATTCTAAATCTGGGGCTTATGTTAATGTATGGGTTACGGAAGTATATACTCGGTATCAACGCCCTAGCCATAGCATAAGTTAAGTTGTATGGTAGTGTACCACTGGTATCACCCTTGTAGTTACCAAAGTCTCCCCTATAGTAATTACGGTAAGTAGACCATTGGTCACTATTACCATACTTCTTCTTATAGATGTTACCAGATTCTATAAGTTGTTGCCAGTTCTCTAATGTGTCAGCCTTCTTGCTTGGCATCTATTTACCTTGTCCCGTTTTCTTAGTAGTAGAGCATCCACCTCTACCTTTATTACCTCTTGTTCCTCCACCGCTCCCGTCCCGCTTTGGTGTTCCTTTAGCCATCACTCGCCTCCTAGCTTGTTACGGTTACTGTACCTAACAGTTTAGTGTTATTATAATTTAATATTGTAACCCTAGTTACTAACTTGTCATATGGGTGTGTTACTATAGCACCTGTTGCATCATCTACATAAAGTACAGTGTTAGTTGCATTACCTACTGCCTCTATGTATAACGTCTTGCCACTAACTGATACTGGCATATCATTTCTACTAGTATTAAATGCAGTAGCAAGTGCACTTACACCATCAAGCACATTACCAGTTATTGATGTCTCACGTACTGTTACACTGGATGTAGCTGCTCCTGCCTTTATGCCACAACCATACAAACGATTAAGTCCTGTTACTGTTTCTCCACCAGCAACTTGTACTGTTACTGTAGAACTATTAAATCCCATAATATACACCTCCTAAAGTGTAAGTTCAATTATTGAAATTACTGACCTGCCCACCTAGTTGTACTTCAAATGGGTACTGCCCTTTACCTCTTTTTTCTAAAGTCCCCAACATTTCTCCAAACGTCGGCAACTTTCTACCACTTGACTTCTTTGGTGGTGGTGTCATATCAGTTGGTGATATGCCTTCTATCTGCCAAGCTAGCGCATCAATCAAATCATCGTGAGCACTATTAGGGAATGCGAACAACTCCTGTTCCAACTCTCTCATTCCTTGCTTAAGGTGTATGACGCCATTCTCAAACATAGGTGCAAGTCTTTGTTTAATACGTGCTTCTTTATTCCTACCTCTAGTTTTAACAGCATCTATACTATACCACTCATTCTTCCTATTCATAGCTTCCTTAATTCCATACTGTAAATGTGCATACCTATCAACCTCAATCCTTATTTTGTATGCACCATCTTTCTTAGCAACCTCCATAGCCTTATCTATTACTTGCTTGTCAGTTAACCTTTCCCTTATATATCTACGAACATAAACACCCTTCTTAGTATGCTTACAACTAACAATGGCGCTATAGTCCTGTGATTTCTTGCCAGTAGGTGGGTCTGCAGGATCAACGGTAACTACTCCTTGCCCTTCTGCTGGCAACTCATCCTCAGTATAGTAATGCAGCCAACTAGGTTTGAATATCATACTATCCTGACTCAATGGGTCATTTAAGTACAAAGCATTAAATAGGTGTGAACCCATACTCTTTCTTATATCTGCTAACCTACCCACACTAAACCTTTTATAGCGTGGCACACCTGCTTCATCATATGCTGCTCTATCAAATATGTCATAGTCTTCATTTTCCTTAACCCACTTGATATGGTCATAATCAGCCCACCTTGTACCTATAACTAATATTTCATCCTCTTCGTTTATAAGTAGTGGTGGTATCAACCTATGGAACCCAACAGCCTTCTCTATATCATCACGTGAAGGCATACATTCCTCCCCCGTCAAGTCATCTTTCTGTGGGGCAACCGTATCATCCTCAATTATTATATTAAAGTGACGACGTATAATGTTAGCGCCGACACCTGCACTTTCAAAGGTACCTTCCGGAAAATCTTCTGGTCTCCGTAAACAAGCACACTCATCACACCAACGCACCTTGGAAAATTGTGGAACACAATCTGGAAAAAACGCACTGTATAACTTGTTATTCTCAACATAACTACGAATAGCGCGAACAGTTTTCCCAGCGTTAGTACTAGTATTACTTACCTCTAGTATTCGTTTATTTGTATCCACAGTTGCACGCCATAAAGGGTACAGTGTTGCGGCTATTGTTGTTTTTAGGTGTGTTCGCGGAAGTATTATTAGTTTCCTATTTTTACTGTACTGCATAAAGTTGCATAGCTCCAAATGGAACACGTCATCAAACCACTCTGGTGGCATAATTGATTGACAGAAAAACGCGAAACTACTTCGCATATTATCCCTTATGTGTTCATATTGTTCAGGGTTCAACATTTCCATTTTCAGGCTTTTGCTCCTTTAATGAACGTTGTAAAGCATTAACTAATCCTTCCGTAGCCTCAACTGCAACTATACCTTCAAACTTATCCGGCGCCTTATAACCAGCTCTATCCAATATATCAAATGCACTGCGTTGTCTAATACCTTCACTTGTACCCTTATCACGTAGGCGTACAATCTCGTCAAGTGCGAACAAAGCTTCATCCTGCAATTTACTACGTATGTTCTCTGGCAACCCGCGTTTGCTTTCATTGGTTGTATATCTATCCCTTATCTCTTTCTCCATTTTACTCTTCTCAAGTTTGAACAATGGACTACTAACTATGGTTTGTGCACGCTGCAAATTATAATCTACTTCCTTAGCCGCATCCTTAAGTTGCATACCAGTAATGAGTAAACGCATTAAAATGCGGTGTCTACTATTAAGTTGTTTAGGGAATAGGCGTTCTGTGCTTTCAGCATATTCCGTACCAGCACCTGTCTTATGCCTACCTTTAGCTGTTGCCATATATTATACCTCCATTACCAATGATATAAATAAACATTGGTGAACATTCGTAGGTTGTGTAAACCTTAAATTCAAATTGTAAATTTTTAATATTCATATTTTTATAATGTATTTGTATGTATATATATAATATCACAAATTGTTGATTTTGTAAAGCACAATAGACACTATAAAGGGGTGGATTTTTTAGGCATACTTTATAAAGAAACTTAATAAAGGAATTTAATAAGAATGGAAAAATGATAGCTGAATATATACCACTATATATATATTATAAGGGGGTGCGTGGGGGGGTGGCGTGGTCGCTTTATATATAAGGATATATAATATATAGGTGCGAGTGCAACAATTAGATAGTTATGGACGCGTTATGGTACACTTACGCTAAAAACACACGCTATGATTGACGTTATGGAGTTATGGAGATTATGGAACGCAATCTATGTTGTTGCTATTGTCTATACTACTTTATAAATATATATATTATATATGTATATATATAGATTTAAGCACAACCACCCACACCAACAAGCACCACGCCATAACTTCCATAACGCCATAACTCTATTGATATATATAGACTTAAGTCCATAACGCCACGCCTTACATTCCATAACAAATCTCAATCCCTGAACTTACGGATTTAGGCAATTTGCCTGAACTTACTATGTAGCATATATAAATATAAAGGTTTTGGAAGTTTACAGATAGACTTCCACATTTACATATAGACTTCCATATTGACTTCCAAGCCACGCACACGCTACGATCTGAATAAACATACCTATAATATTAAAACTATGCTACACGCTATATATGGTATGTAGTAAATTCTGATCCACGACTTGCACCCACTACATATAGATATATAAAGGAAATACGCCAACACTTAAACTTCCAATGTTAGCGTATTATTTGAATTAAACTTTAGGGATATAATGCAAATACATTCCAACGCTAGTGCTATGTTTTAAACCCCTTTAAGTTAAAATATAAATGATATGTTATAACTATTCTTTTTAATAGGTCTATATGCTTATTTTTACCCCTAACATCTTTAAAACTATCGTCAAGAATATCGTCAATAATATCACAACCATTCAATATATAATTTTCTACAATCTCCAATAACACTTCACGATCTAATGCTGTTATATTTTCTATGTTAATCATTATACACCCCTTATAAGTTTACATTCTGTAATATCAAGAAATAAACTATTGTGATGTACTTTATTTATATATTGTTGCTCTTCAAAATCAATACATTGTATTGTGTCACCATTCACAACTACGCCAAGAATATCATTATGCAACGCATAATTAAACATTACAACACGACCAATATCAACGCTTATAGATTTAGATATAACCATTTTATACCCCTTTAATTTTGTTTTGATTTGATTTGTTTTGAATTGTGTCATTTTCATATTATGCAAATAGCCACGCCCTTAATATATCAAGCGTGGCTAAATGTATTTACACACTACTAATCTAAACTTATGCTCTCTTTTACTTCTCCGTCAGATGTCTTGCGTGGTCTAGACGCTTGATAGTCTTTTCTGTAAACTACCGACCAAGCACCTTGCTTGATGATATCTTCTGGTGTAAGCGTGAACCCTGCAAACTTACTCAATTTTGTTGCGATTTCTTCAATTGTGCCAGATACCTTTACAAGCTGTTTGCGTATTGTCAGCGTGATTGTATATTCCATTTTTATTCACCCACCTTTACACTTTTAGATTTTAAACTTACTGTTTAAGAAGTGTAAATATAGTATAACGCTAAAATATATAAAATGTCAAGAACCAAATAAATAAAAATAGAAGTTTACAAATAGACTTCCAAACCCACTTCCACGCCTTGCATAGCTTACACTAAAACATACAATATTATATAAATTCAATCTTTATAATTATAAAGCAACGCCAAAATCGGCAATTTGCCAACATTCTCTATTTAAGCCATACCTACCTATTCACTATCTGAATTTATGCCCTTAAAAATGATTTATGCCCTATATATAAAGGAAAGGTAAACGCCAAGAGTTCACAATCTAAAAGAAAATAGCTTATAATCTGATTATGCTTGACTTTTAGCGTTTAATTTGATATGCTTATATTTGTAAACATTCAAATTTGATAATATTGAATATTAAAAAGCCAAAATCTAAATTTATACTCAAAATCCACGTTTTTAATAAAGTCCACAACTGTTTACACGGTCGACTAATTGCACGGTGCGAAAACCAATTACACGGAGGCATAGTATGAGATTCTATGTAATCACTGCTGACCTTGTAGTTAGCAAACATATAATTAAGGGTGTGTATGCAACTACGCCTGAAGAAGCTATTAGTAAGGTTGAAGATGATGCTATGGCTGACAGTTTTAAGTTGGTTAGTGTTAAGGATATGACACCTGTGGAAGAGATTAAAGTTACACCAGTACGCAAGAGAGAAAAGAAAGTTGATGATAGAGTTGTTATAGAACTATAACAAAGTAAGGGAGGCGATATGGGAGATGTACCGATTAACGGAGATGAGCGTAGAATAACTATTGAAGGACACCAACCAGAACTGCAGGAAAAACTAACTAGAAGTGCATTGAAAGAAGCTATTAAACTGCTTAATAATTGTGATGGTTTTATGTTGTTCACAGCAGTGAGAGGTGAAGAGGTTACAGAAGTTAAAGCTTCAGGTTCTAGCACCAGTGAGGTGAGAGATCATATATACACTGGTATGACAAGTATGGTAATAGACAATATGAAGGAGAAGTTGAATGGAGAGTAAAGAAGTAACTCACACTATGGAAGACATTGTTGGTAAAGATGTATTTGATAGACTGGCAAAGAAAGTGAGGATAGATGATGAGAAAGCACGATTTTTACGTTCCGCACCTAAAGCACCAGTTAGTGGAGGCATTATGCAAGGTGTATCCATTAGATCGACACAAGTTTAACATAATGAACAAAAGGAGACTATATGCCATTTATTTCGCTGTGCGTAACAAAGCTGAATAAGTACTTTGAAGAAAGAGTAAGTAAGGATATAACTAGCTTACTGTTGTTCACCATTACATCTATTTTAATGTTGTTATTTATAGGTACTTGTACTTTGGGTGTAATTAAATGATATGCACAGCTAACCAATTATGGTGTATGTATATGGTAGGTGGTAAATGCCATTTTAAAGAGGAAGAGCCACGAGTGCCGGACGATGATAGATGTTTAGGTGCTAGTTTCACTGCACACCAGACTTATGATAGAATGTATTTGTATGATGTAATGAGTATGGAAGAGATGGACAAGCATATAGATGTACTTAGAACTATATTAAAGTGTGCAGTAGTAAACAATGAGAAAGATTTAATATGTATGGCTGACTTTGAAAATGATATGGATACTGTTGAGAGTTGTTTGTTAATGGGAAAACGATACAGAAGGAGGAGGTATGGGTTTAGCGTTAAAGATCTTGGGAGTGAAAAGGTACAGGACATTCCAGAAAAACAATATGTCAGCAAGAGAGAGAGTAGAAGTGAAAAGGCGCCTGACATTATTTTGTAAATGTTGTGCAACACAAGGTGTTATAAGGAGGTACAGTAAATGAGAGAGATAAAGTTTAGAGCTTGGGATAAGAAG